GTCGCCACGCGCTTACTACGGCCTTCGGGTTTTCCTGAAAAAACGCTCCGTCCTCAAGGTCGTCCACGAACTGCTCGGCCTCTCCCTGCGAGAGCCCGTACTGGTACTGTGCGTCCTGAATGGCTTTCTGCCGCTGCTGGCTCTTCTGGCGCTTCTGCTGAATCTCCTGCTGTGCCTGGGTCAGCTGCTGCATCTGCCCCTGAATCTGCTGCTGCTGGCGCTGCATCTGCGCCTCGCGGTACTCTTCCATTTCGGCGTGATACTCGTCCATTTCGTTGTGGTACTCTTCCATCTCCGGAGAGTACGGGTCTGCATCACGCGGGCGAGACGGGCGCTCGGGGCGCTCGACGGGCTCGGGCTGTGCCTGCTGGCCCTGGGGGTCCTGCGGGGCAAACTGGCCGTTGGCCGCTCGCTGCGTGCCCTGCGCCTGGGCATTTCCCTGTGGGGTCCCCTGCGGGGCGGTGGCGGGGCCCTGCTTGTCATGGAGGTATTCGCTCACCACGTTCAGAAGGCCGGGGTCATTGTGCATTTCCTGCACGATGGGGGCCACCTGCTCGTACTGCTCGGCCTTTGACTGCGCCTGCTGGATGCGTTCCTGCGCGGTCATGGCCTGATTCTGGAAGTATCGAGCCGCCTCGATGGCTTGCTGCGGATTCAGCTCGTCGGGCAGCTCGCCCGTTTCGAGTGCTTCTTGCAGGGGGCTCGTCGGCTCCTGTCGCCCGTTCTGGGAGGTCTGGTCCACTGCCCTTTCGGGGGCCGCCTCCTGCGGCGCGTCCTGCGCCCCTTCCTGCGGGTGTCCATCCGGGGCCTGCTCGCCGGGCGTGTCCACCCCCACGGCGGGCGGGACGGTATCTTGGTCGAACTGCGGCTGGCTGAACAGCGACTCGTTGCCTGTCGGGCCTTGCGGGTTTGCCTCGGCCGCCTGCGGCTCGCGCGGGGCCTGTCGTGACGCCTGCTGCGGGGCTTGCCCGCCGCGCTGGGTCTGCCCCTGCCGGACCTGCTGGTCCTGCTGGGCGACCTCCTGCCGGGCCTGGGCCTGCTGAACCCCCTCCATGTTGTACCGGCCGCCGGCATCGGGGCCTTCGTCAAACCCGGCGTCGAACACCGGATCGGCGCCCCCCTGCCCTGGGGCCCCCATCTGCGGGTTTACGTTGCCGCTGGTGAGGCCGTCTTCGCCCGGCGTGCCTGCCTGTACCGGGGGGCCTTGCTCCGACGAGTTGGTTCCTTGTGCGTTGGGCTGTGCCATATCGAAATCCGTTCCTGAAAAAGAGGGTGTAGGGGTGCTTCCGTCTTTGCTGCTGCTCTAGCTGCTGCCCTGGAGGTTCTGCGATGCTTGCTTCGTGCGCTCCTTCATGAGCGCTTCCTGCTTGTCCTTCTCCTGCTCTAGAGACTGCTCGTAAATCTGCTGGGCCTTTGCCATGTCCTGATGCACAGTGTCGAGCCGCGCCTTGAACTTCTCTAGCTCGGCCTTCTGCTTCGCGTGCTGCGCCTCGCGCATCCACGTCTGCAGGTCGCCTTGCAGGTCCTCGATGGTGCTCTTCTGCTCTTGGAGGGCCCCCTGCATCTGTTGCATCTGGCCCTTGCGAGCAAGAATCTGCTCGGCGTTCGGTAGCTCCGATTCCATCAGCACGGCCTGGTCGTCTACGAGCCCTGCCGAATACATATCAATGAGCTGCTGCAGCCGCGCCCACCGGTTCGACGGAAGGGTGCTTCCGGCCTTGATCATCACGTCGTAGCGCCCCGTCGTGATGTCGTTGATGCGCCCGACCTCGTTCTGGAAGTCGTCAAAACGAGGCTCGTTGACCCGCACCTGCTTCGGCGGCATGTTCGGCTGCACGAGGCGCAATGTCTTCGCCTCGGTGTAGACCTCCTGCACAAAGTCAAAGGCCACCTCCCCTAAGCGGGAGAGGCTGTTGTAGATGTCCTGCATCTTTGACTTGATGCGCCGCTGCCCAAACTCATCGAGGGAGAGCGTCCCGTGGTACGTGTCCGGGGCCTGCGAGCTGTCGCCCTGCTGCATCTGGAAGATGCCCAGGGTTTGCTGCATGATCTGCACGAACCGATTCATGTTCTCGTACAGGGCCGACGGAAGGGGCGGTGGCCCCACCGTCTCAATTGGGTTCGAGCCCGTCTGCTGCATCGAGATCGGATCGTACTCGTGCACGCTCGTCCCGGCCTTTCCGAATCCCCGCTCCACCTCTTCCTTGTTGGTCGAGTCGCGGGGAAGAAAGACCTTCATGTTGGTGCTGTTGGCCGCGTGCGCCAGGATCAGGCTGTTCGTCTTGTTGATCGCCTTCTGGCAGTCCTTCACCATTCGCACGTCGGATACCGGGTAGGGCGTCCGCATGTGGTTGTTGTTGATCGGCACCACGGGGTAGTGGCGCGTCGGCAGCACGCGGGGCTCGTAGAGCATCTTGTCCCCAATCGTGGCCGTCACCTTGATGCGGTCCTCCCGAAACTCGGTCTTCTCGATCCATCCCGCCTGGGCGAGCTGGCCGATAGTGGCCTGCATGAGCCGCACCGTGGAGCCGGGAATGCCGTTCGGGTTTTCCTCGGCGGGCCCCGGCACCTTTGCCGGCTTGCCCTGTCGCAGCTGCCCATCGGGGCCGACCTGCGGCTCGGTACGGGCATAGTGGAAGACAGGGCCAAACTGCTTCTCGATGGCGATAATCTCTCGCACCCGCTCTTCCTGCGTAATCGGGCGGCGCTCGCCGCTTTGCTGGATGATGTATGCGGGGTCTTGGGCCCGCTCCTTCCAGGCGGCCATCGGCATTACCTCTTCGTCGCCATCGGCCAGCGTGCCTAGGTCCGGCATCCGAACCCGCACAAACTTCCTTTTGACCTTCGTGAACCGCTCGATTACCTCATACATCTCGTGGTAGCCGTCCGAAATGTCGGACTGGAAAATCTGCTGGTCGTGCGTTGCCACCGCCCCTGTGGAGCCGTGCGTGTGGACCTCTTCGCTCTTTACGTTGGTCAGGTCCACGTCAGGCCAGTTTTGTCCGACGTGCTCCTTGGTGAACTGCCGCTTGACGAGGATGTGGGCCGCGTCGTCCCAGAGAGGATCTGTGGAGTTGGGGTCCGGAAAGACCTGTTGCGGGTCAAGGTCGGTGATCTGCACTTCGCCTCGGCCCATGTCCCCGTCCATGTCGGGAAACGCCATCATGACGCCCCGGCCCTTCACGTAGTAGTCGCGCACGGCGGGCTTGACACGGGACTGTCCACGGCTGTTCTGCCAGATGTATTGGAGCACGTCGCTCACTACCTGGCCGGTGCGGCGGTCGGAATCCTCACGCCCGACAGCCCGAAAACTTGGGCGCTCATGCGTGAGCATTCCGACGGCCTGCTCCACAACCTGATAGGTCGTGTTGATGCTCATGGGCATCTGTGCCCGTTCAAGCAGCTCTTCGACCTGCTCTTCGGTCCAATGGACGCCCGAATAGAACTCTGCGTCCTCGCTGGCTTGCTTCGTCCACGTTGACTGCGAGGACTGGTAAGACTCGAACAGATCCTCGTTTTTCTGAATCTCGGAGGTGTGTTTCTCGCTGGCGAACCGCTCGTCGTGTGACTCGCGGCGCTGCGCGGCGGGGCCGTTCATGCCCAGGAGCTGCTGAAAATCGGGAGCACCACCCAACGGCCCTCCCGCCCCTTGTCCCGAAAGACCGGTAGCGGAAGGGCCCTGCATTGGCAGCATACACAGACGACTCGCTTGGGAGCGAGCGTGTGAGTGGAAAGACAAAAACGGCGATGGAACGAACGCCGTGCTCTTGGGAAGCAGTTATAAGATACGGGCTCGGCCCCCTGCGGTCTACGCTTTCAGGGTGCATGGAATAAGAAGGTAGCAGGGGCTCTTGGAGAGCATCTAGGAAAGCATCGGGTCCTGTATCTGGATAATGCGGCCACCGCCCCCTCGGGGAGCGCCCCCGGTCTGCACCTCGTGTGTGGGCCGCGTACGGATGCGCACGGCCTTCTCGGTGGCGTCGGCAAAGTCGTCTTTGCCCCGTGGGTAGTTCAGCAACTCGTCCTTGAGCGGGGACCCCTCGCGGTGGTGGAAACGCGGCGTTTCGAGCACTTCCCCGTCGTCGTTGGTCGTCGGGGCCAGATACGGCTGGAGCTGGTGGATGCGCCCGCCCTCGCCCTTCTTCTTCTGGCTGTTGGCCGACTGGTCCGGCAGGGCCCGCACGCTGGTTTCGGAGTTGACCTGCTCGTAGACGTACTTTTGCGGGCCGTTCGCCTCCATCATGCTTCTGCTCGGGTCAAACTCGCGGTCGTTAGCCTCGATCACGCCCAATAGGTTCACCGGGTCCACCTTCTCGTAGAGGCCCGGCAGCTCGTAGATGTTGTCCTCCTTGTCCGTGGCGACGTTGGCGATGGCCGTGCGGTCGGACCGCTCGGAGGTAGAGTAGGCAGGGTCGATCCCGGTCGTGATCGAGACGGGAACCAGCTTCGGCTCGTCCAGGGCCCGCCCGTGGACCGCAAGGATGCGCAGGTAGGGACGGCTATTGTCGTCTTGCATGAGCACCCCAACCCAGGTGTACCCGAAGAAGGAAGGGGCGAAGATTTGCTCTTCGTCGCCCACGATCTTGCACTCGTACATCCGGTGGAAGACCCCCACGCTGATGCCGTCGGTGGTCTTGATGTCGTTGTACTCGCTGTCGAGCTTGTCTTTGCCGAACCACTCGGGCCAGAGCAGGCGCGGCTTGACGAGCCAGCGGCCGTTGTCGTCGTCCTCGAAGTGCTCGCCGGGGCCCGCCTCCAAGTCCCCATCGGGCGACACCGACCACCGGCTGATCTCCCGCGCACGGTCGTTCTGGAACCAGATCGAGTCGTTGTTCTCCATTTCGGCCTTCTGCCAGCTCCGGTGCAGGTTGACCACCATGCATGAGGTGTCGATGGGCGTCCCGATCACGCAGACGCGGCCCACCTGCGGGTCCCTCGATGGCACGATCCCCTGAAAGAGCCAGCGCATGTTGGCGGCCTTCGCCTCGGGAGTTTTGGTATTCTCTTCGTTCTCCGGATCATCTACGATGATGAGCGTGGGGCGCGTATTTCCCTCCTTGAGCCCGTGGACGTTCTGCCCGGTGCCGATGGCCTGCACGGTCGTCCCGTCTTTGAGAATGATCATGTCTTCCCGCCACGTCAGGGCGGTGGACTCGCCCCAGTCCCCGAACAGGGCCGTAAACTTCTCGCTTTGCTGGTTTGCCTCTTCGTCTCCGAGCACATTCTTGAGCTCACGGAGGCGCTTTTTGGCGTCCTTCTGCGTCTTGGAGATCAGAAGCACGTAGGCAGGCTCGTACGGGCGGTAGTCGTTGGCCTTATCCTTCCGCACGAGGGCCCCGGTGACCTCCCGGTAGATCGGTTCGAGGAAGATGTGCCAGAGGGTAAGGGCCACCGCCATGAGGGTGCTCTTGGCATGGCCTCGTGGGGCTACGCAGTTGACCTTTTCCACGCTAAGATTCCGGATGCGCCGGTCGATCTCGTGGTGGAAGGCCGGAGACGCGACCTTTGCGGCCCCGGGGTTGATCGTCTGGAGCGTTCGCACGATGGACGTGCAGATGCGCTCCTTGAGCTTGCGTTTTTGGCTGGACACGGCAACAGAAGAGCTGGGCCCCGTCCCACCGGGGCTGGTTGCTGCCGTTTATGTGTGCTGTTATTGCAAAGGCAGTTGCCTCTTTTTTTTTCGGCCCTCGCGTTCCCTCGCTTCCCTGCACGTTGTTTCGGGAAGCATTGGTCCTTGCTCGTCCCTCTACTCACCACAGCGGTAGACCCTAAGCTGGGGTATAGGTGG